ACCACGGGGTCGTTTCATATTCATTTAGTATAATTCCACATATTTCCATAAGGTCTTTGTTGCGCCAGGTCTTCACAGGCTCGGTAACAACATTACCTTTTCGCTTACATAACGCAGTTTTATCAGAGCCAAAACGAGCAACATCCAAACCCCAAACAACCGGGGTCGTTTCTGCTGCCTCCTGGTCTCGGTCAACTGCAGCCTCCAGCAAGTGACGCGGGACAACAACATCATCGTCAGCCTCTGGGAACTCACCCATAACCCGAACCCTAAAAATGTTACTATCCTCACCATATTTTAGTTTCATATCCTCAATAAAGTTGTCACTCACCTGTGTGCTGTCAGAAGACGCAACCTTCATTGTGCGCCACCTTTCAGCCATCTTATTGAAAGCCTCGTAGAAGTAACCACTCGTCCTGGTCGGGTTTCCAGTCATAACCGTCTTAGCACCAGCCGTTGACATCGCACCCTCACCAACCTCAAAAATGAGGTCGTCAACACCAGACGCCTCATCAATAAGAAATAGCATATTATCAGAGTGAAACCCCTGCAAAGCTTCCGGCGTTTCCCTCCGCGCCGTACGAGCCACCGCGAAGCTGTCGCCACCAACAAATTCAATCTTGTCTGATTTGACATCTAAGAGCTTCTTGAAACCCTCCGGCAAACGTCTATGCCACTTGGCAATCTCAGCCCATAAAATGTCGCTCAACTGACTTGCAGTGTTGGCTGTGCAAGCTATACGCGATGGTGTGCGTGTTAGCAACCACCATAAAACTAACCAACTCAGAAAGGCAGTCTTACCAATACCGTGACCGCTTCGTATTGCCACTCTATCGTTATCACGAACAGCGTATAAAGCATCTTTCTGCCACTCCTCCGGCTCAACACCAATAATAGTCCTGACAAATAACACCGGATCTAACGCAATAGCCTCCAGCAACTCCACCTCTTTATCGCTCATAAGCTTCACCCTTGTTGATTGTGGGGGTAGGTCTAAGGGAGAGAGAACCCACCCCCACGGTTTTGGGAGCGAACTAAGGAGGAGAATCGCTCAACCAAAATCATTATCTCCTCTGTTGCATTATTGCCACAGTCGGGGACGGTCTGCAAGTGGGTATGAAAAAGCCCCTACCCCAAGAGGAAAAATGTCTTGAAACTTTCTGGGGTAGGGAACCTGATATATAGTATTTGCGGGGCAGCAAGACACCGACATTATTTACCCATAATTATTTGCGGAATTTTTTTGGGTAGGGAACCTAGGCCGTTTTAATTTTAAAGGGGGGGTAGGGAGGGGTGTGTCCCTGTCCTTGTGCCCCCGACCAGTTCCTCTGAAGGGGGGGGTGTTGCAAATCTGCCACAGTCAAGCCATTTCTCGTGTCAACTGGTAAATAGAATAGGTGTTGCATAATTACCACACCTCTAAACTAAACCTGTCAACTATCCTTTGTGCTAGTTGACGCCGGGCCGACATCTGGGGTCACGTCCACGACCTGAGCCTGCTCTGCCTTCTGGTTCAATACCGCCTGAACCTTCTGCAAGCTTGCAAGGTAGCTGTCTTCTGCATTAACCTGCACGTCAACCTGCTTAGGCATATACTGACTCAGAGCCTGCAGCATCCTGGGAGCGTTCTCGTTCAGCTCACGGGCAATAATCTCTTCCAGAGGCGTCCCCCGGCTGTCTAATAGATCCATAGCCTTATCAAACGAGCTGCGGATAGCCAGGACAACAGCGTATCCATTCTTATTGACCGACCCCTTTGGCCTACCACCCTTGTTTTTAGGCTTGACAGTTGCATTTTTGCCACTATCGACCTGGTTTTTAGTAGATACTTTAGCGGTAGCTTGCTTTCCCATTTCTTTATTCCTCTAACCCATTGATAATAAAATATACCACCCCAGTAAACTACACCATAAAAACGTAGTTTAACACCCCCAAACCTATTGGCTGTGAAATGATACCATTATTGTATATGACCTACTGACCTAGCATCTGCCTCAGCTATATTAATAGCATCACCCACCGCGTCATTGGCAGGTTTATCAATGACATAGACTCCATTGTCTGGAAAGACTTTACCATTCACCTTTACCTTGCAGGTTGTCTGCATAGTATCAGATGTAATGATTTCTACATCGTAGCTCACTCCCAGGCTAAATCGTTTGGTTATAGGTTTATCATCCCAAGGTGTCATATCTCTCCCCCCCCATTTAGTTTGTGTTCTACGCTATCTAGTATGCGTTTAAATGAGCTGATAGTCCTTGCGCTCATCATTGAGTCTGGATCGTTGAGTTCGTCTTGTAGCTTCTGCCTATGCATTGCGAGCTTATCAAAGTCCCAGCCATTTGATGCAGCGTCATCCTTTGATGGCCTGGATGGTTGTTTGTTTGACTTCTGAGGTTCGTCACCAAATGCTGCACGTTCTTTTCTGTAGCCTTCCAACCACTCGACACCATACTTAGTCGCCACGCGCTTTAGGTCGTTTGGTAGATACCAGACCCTGACGCCTGCGTTAGTTATCATATGCTTTGAAATCTTTTCCACCACCTGCTCAAACTGCAAGTCGTCTGGAACCTTTGAGCTTACAGATGCATTCACACAGTCGAATAGAACCTCAAGATACTGCGACTGAGCTTCATTATTTTCTCTGATGTTCCTTGGAACTGATAGTATAGACATCATTGGTTTTAGTAATGACTTCCACACTATACGTTTTCTTGATTGATAATCACTCATACTTCTCTCCTTATAATTGTGATTTATTTATAAATGGTTTTATCCTTAAATCCTAGAAACGAAAAAAATCTCTCAAGCTTAATAAGGTTCATAAATCTGTCAACCCTAAATCCAATCATCTACTGAATTACCTGTCCACAACCTCTTGAACTTATCGACCGGGAACTGAGCGTATAGGTCTCGCTCATCTTCCCCCCGGTCTGTGCGCCCCATAAACTGCACCTGGTAAGGTGGCTGCATCGGTATGTAACCTGCCTCATCTTGCCACTGATAGACTAAGAACGCCTGGCAGTCGTGTATGATGTTGCAGTATGAGTTGATGTTCTTGCACTTGTTGATGTCAGCAATGGCAGTTGGGTATGTGCTTCGGTTAATGTTAGGCCGACACTTAATTTCAATGAGAGCTGACACCCTGTCGTTAAGCTTATGATCTTTAGTCAGTGCAGCATAGTCAGCAGAGTATCGGTTCTTTAACTTCACCAACTTACACCCCCAAAGCCTCTCAAGGTTACTAGCAACTAGGCGTTCAGCCTCCAAATGTTCTGGTTGTTCCTTGTGCCAGGTCATTTCACTGCCCCCAGTTATATCCAGCACCGAGATGCTCTCTTAATATTAGCATTGCTGCCGGAGTGTCCATCACAACAGGCATCAGCTCATTGTCATTAAATACAAACGGCTCATCAGCATCCATCTGAAAGTGCGTCCCAGAGTATGCGCTGTTGATTGCCACCATTGGAAAGACCCAGCGGATTGGCTGGCGGTCATATCGGAAGGCCAGCAGTGGGAACGCATTGCCATCAGCGGCCTGGCAACACTGCACCCACCACTCCGGCTTAATCCAACAAGCCCCAGACGCCGCGTAACGCTTCGCCTCAATAAAGAAGTCCAGGCCGAAGGGTCTGAGGTCCAGGTCCGGCAAGTTGTCAACCTGATATTGTGACAAATTCCGCCGCAAATCGTCAAGACCTCCAAGCTCTTCTTGCAAGACTTTTATTAGCTCGTTCTCAAACACGGCCCCCTTAGTCCTACTTTTCTTTGACATCTGGCAACTCCACAAAACTGTTGGCATCCAGCTCACCATCGGTGGCTTCATAAATACCCGGTATCATTGCCCAGTCCGGTGTGCGCTGACCCGATGCCCATCGAGACACCGAGGCCTGCCGGACACCGAGCCTGTCGGCAAAGTCGGCCTGGCTCAAGTTGTTGCGAACTAAATAGTCTTTTAACTTAGTCATAAATTCCTCCTGTAAGTTTTCCACCCCGAACATTATACCAAGTCGGTTTAAACATCAAGGCAAAAAACTTGATTTAAGTCTGTGTTTTTCTCTTGACTATTATATACCGTTTTGGTATATTGATTATAGAGAGAGAGCAAGGGAGGCTTCAATGACCAAGGCAGACAAAAGAATTTTAAGAAAAAATCAAATCACAATCGGATTGTTTTTTCTTTTTCCGCTATTAGCATTTATAGGAGTTTAATTATGAATATGGCCCGACAGCAGTTGCAAACATCTGCGGCAAAACCATTGATGAGGTGATGAAAACATTTCGCCGCGAGCTGAAATTTGGTGTCGCCTGGCAGGGCCGCACATCTGTCAAGCATTGCCTGAAAGTGTTTGATGTTCTCGGCGGCAAGGTCGCAATGGAAATCAACGGGCGCGGATCGCTCAAAACATTTGTCAAGATATATGCAAGGCCAAACAAAAAATATTTTGTTCGGGTTGGCGGTCACTTCGTAGCAATTATCAACGGCATCGTATATGACCAGCACGAGGTCGGCCCGATTGACAACCACTGGACATCACGGAAGCGCGTATCTCACGCATATGAAATCGAAAAAAGTTAAAGAAACTGTTGACAACAATTCCAACTAGGTATATAAAGTAATTATTGAAGA